AATTTAAGTGGTTCTAGGCTGACACTTCCTTTTTTGGCTATAACTAGAGGAGGAGAGAATTATGATAGTAATAGATATTCTCCTCCGATTAAACCAATTTACAGACATATAACTTGCAATGGTAAAAAATCAGAAGCCGTTTATAGACAAGTCCCGTATCTTCTTGATTATACTCTTGAAATATGGTCAGAACATAAATCAGAAGCCGAACATGCATTATATGCTATAATTTCTAAATTGAATCCAATAGGGTCATTTTTCTTGGAAGAAGAAAATATGGGAATGGCTCATGAGGTTGTGGTACACCCTAAGGGAAGTTCGGATAATTCTGACCTTGAGACTGATGGTGAAACTAGGGCAGAAATAAGAAAGTCTATAACAATTGAAGTTGAAGGTTGGTTACCAACTCCGACTAAGATTGTTCCAGCTATATTGTCAAAACCAGTATCCATATATGAGGGTGTGTCTGTTGGTAGTAGCAATAAGATAACTTATAATTTAGATCTTGAATCAAAATTCCAAGAGAGAGATATTCTCTCGTAAACCAGTCAGAAGGGACATAACATGGCTATTAAAGAAAGACCTCTTACAGTTCGTGAAATTCAGGAACAGAAGAGGAAACTTAGGGAAGCTGAGAACAATAAAACTGTTATAACTAATTTAAGTCAATTTCAGGCAGTTCCAGTACAGATTTATGGTAAAAATTCAAAGCTGGCTGTTCATCAAATAACAATTCTTATTCCACCAGGAAAGAAAGTTTCACTTCCTGAACATAGGCTAATTGAAGGTCAGGTCAATAATTTAAGAAAAAGAGGGCTGATAACGTTTAATAAGTCAAACTCTAGCGCTGTTACCGGTTACAAACAGTTTTTAGACTCATCGATATTAAAAAAAGAAAACAAGTCAACAGCCAAAAAAAGCACTAAAAGTAAGAGCAAATCTAACTAGGATCGTCTGATAAACATTAACATTCAGGCAAAAATATACTAAAGTTAACGGAGCACAGAATGGCAACCTACTTAAGCCCAGCGGTTTTCGTCAATGAGATCGATTTAAGCGCTCTCCCAGGCGGTGCTAGTGGCATCATACCAGCCTTTGTTGGCACTGCTAAGAGAGGCCCTATCAATGAGCCTATTTTCGTCAGTAATGCTCAGCAATTTGTAGACACCTTTGGAGAGCCTTTTCCAGAAAGTTTCATGGGGTATGCAGTTCTTGCATACCTTGAGGAAGGAAATCTTGCTTGGGTTAACAGAGTTGGCGTTGAATGTGAAGACGGGCAGCCAGATGAGTTAGCTGACATTTGTATAGACAATAGTGGCCTTAAAGAAGAGGGCTGGGGTAGGATACCTCTTTTCCAAGGAATTGATGTTGGTAAAATTGAGACCAGAGAAGCTGGCGACAATGGCTTTTCATTCCATGACCAGTCTTCTACATTTATCAGTTTTAATGATGCTATTGTAAACGATGTAACCTTTGGTCCCACTTCTGCGTCTCTTACTTTTGTTGGCAGTGACTATGTTGGCGCTATTGATGATGAGTTTTTATTACTAATTACCTCCGCTCCTGCTCCTACTTCTGGAAATCTTGATGGTGCCGAGTATTCTATCACCCGCGCCTCTGATGGCGCTGAAGTAGCAACTGGTTCGATTGTTGAGAGTGGAACTGCTGGTACTTCAGAAGATATTACAGTATCTGATGGAATTGTTGTTCAGATTGTAATGTCTGCTGGCACTTTAGATGTTAATGATAGTTTCAGATTCTCAGTAGAACCAGATAACAGAAGCTTTGCTTTTAACGTTGACAATGCTGATGTTAGCTCAGTGAATACTTTCATCATAACTGGCGACTATGCTACGGCTGATGATCTTGCTACTGCTATCAATGCTCTGTCTGGTTTAAGTAGTGAGGAATTCACTGCTTTTGCTACAGAAAATGATACTGTACAATTCAGAACTGAGACTTCTGGTGATCCAATCCAGTTAGTTGGAACTGAAGCGTTTGCTCTTGAGGTTGGTCAGAGCTTGTATGCCTTTGACATTCCAAGATCTAATTTGATTGGGATTCAACCGGAGACTTACACCTTTACCTCAACTAATAACGTTGCTAAATTCAGAGTTGAGTCTGCTGAAGGGAAAGTTGAATTCCAAGCCACCATACCAGTTGGAACTAATGTTCCAGCCGCAACTGTTGCTTCTGCAATTGAAGCTGCGGCTACTGTTTCTGGCGTCACTCTTGTAAGGGCATATCCATTTACAATTCCTGGAGGTGATACTGTCTTAGTGGTTGAGACTACTGAGGGACAGAAACTTTCTGAGCTTAGCTTGCAGGCTACTGCTTCAAATCAGACTTCTATCAGGTTTGCTGAGACTGTTGGGTTCTTTTTCCCATACAAAGAATCATTCCGTGGCTACTTTGATTCTAGAGTGACTCTTCCTGATGGTGGTGATATTACTGAAGAGACCCCACTGTCATGTGAACAGTTTGTGGGTGGTGACACAAGTAAAGCGGCCCAGTGTGTTGTTGATGCTTCATATTATGAGAATGTTGTTGGTTGGTTTGTTGCTTCTAGTCCAGGTACATGGATTAATAGTTATGCTGTAAATCTAACTCGATTCGAATCTGATATCGCTCCTGCTGGTAGATTTACAATTGAAGTTTATGACAACCAAGATGTCATTCTCGAAAGAATTGACAATGTTTCGTTTAATCCTGCTGATACAGATCGTTATATTGCAAACCTTATAAATCCAGGAACTACTGGTGGTGGTGTTGGCGGTAATCCTACAATCAATTGGATTGACAGACCAGATTTTCTTGCTGATGACTATAGAGAACCTTCTACATTCTTAAACAGAGAATTTGTTGGTCAGACAAATGGAATTCCTTCTGATCCTGTTTTCTCAAGTGAGCTTGATCGCGCTGTGATCGGCAATCCAGCTGAAGCCACTGGTATTTATAAGTTCTCTGATCCAGAGAAATATGATATTTCTCTCATGGTCACACTTGGATATTCAAGCGGTGCTGTCATAACAACTGGAATATCAGTGTGTACACAACGTGGTGATTGCCTCTACTTAGTAGACCCACCATTTGGTTTGAATGCACAGCAGGTCGTTGATTGGCATAATGGTCTTCTGCTTAATGACTTGCAGGTTGCTTTGGACAGCAGTTACGGTGCTCTTTATCATCCTTGGATCAAGATTTTCGACCAGTTTAATGGTGGTAACATCTTCACTCCACCAAGTGGACATGTGGCCAGCATTTTTGCAAGAACTGAGAGAGTTAACGAACAATGGTTTGCACCAGCAGGTTTGCGCCGTGGTAGACTGATTCAGGCCCTTGGTCTTGAAGTTGACCATACTCGTGGTGAACGTGACTTAATGTATGGTTTAAATAATGCTGTAAACCCAATCGTGAATTTCCCGCAACGCGGAATTCATATCTGGGGTCAGAGAACATTGCAGCGTTTAGACAGTGCCCTTGATAGGGTCAATGTCAGAATGCTTTTAATTGCCATTAAGAAGGCTCTTGCTGGCCCTAATGGTATTTTAAACGATTTCATTTTTGAACAAAACGATGAAATCACTCGTGCTCTGGCTACATCCGTTGTTGAATCATACATGGGTGATGTTCAGGCAAGAAGAGGTGTTACTGGTTTCAGAGTGATATGTGATGAAACCAATAACACCCCAATAAGAATCGATCGCAATGAGCTTCACGTTACATTGCTGATCAAACCAGTGAGAGTTGCCGAATTTATAGTTCTTAATATTGGCATTCTCCGCACTGACCAGAGCTTTACATCAGAGGAAATCCTCGCTTCTGTCGGTGTGACAGGCTAAGGAGCAAAAAATGCCAGGTTTTAATTCAGCACCATTCTCAAGTGTCCAACACGCTGGTATACCAACCAAAAGTGCTAGGTCTGAGTCTAGACGTAAGCATCGTTGGATCTTTACTGTGTTATGGCAAGGTGGAGTAGAAGGACTAAACGCTTCTTCAACTTATCTTCAAAGTGCACAAAGACCGCATGCTGTCGTTGAAGAAGCAGTGATGCACCATGACGAAGAGCAAGCATACTTTGCTGGCAAATACCACTGGGAGCCAGTCAGCCTTGTCTTTTATGACATGGTTGATCCAGTAGACAGTAGCGCTACCATTTATGACTGGTTCAATGCCGTAATTCAAGTGCCAGACGCCACTGTTGCTGTTCCAGGTGAGTATAAGAAGACAAGTGCTCTTGACTTGACCGCTGGTGATGGTTCCAGTGTTGAGAAATGGGAAATGTACAATTCGTGGCCTATAGATGTTAACTGGAATGATTTAGACTACACCAATACTGAAATTCAGACCATTGATGTGTCCCTGAAATTTGATAGAGCAACTAAAGTAAGCTAATTTAGTTAAATAGATATGTTACGCAAAACCCGTCCTAGTGGCGGGTTTTTGTGTATTTTGATTTAGTAGATAATACGAGGAATTATTTATGACTGACAATGAGTACGTCGAAGAAGACGACAATGAACTTCCACCAGATTCTATCGCTCAGAAAATTGCGAGGGAAAACTTAGAACGTCAAAATAGAGATAAAAAAGACGTTTTCAGTGATCTCATTGAGCACGTAGAGAGTGATAAATACATTCCTTGGGAGAAGGTTTCTCTTCCAAGTCTTGGTGCTTATTATGATGATAAACTTCCAGGTGGCATCTTAGAAGTTAAACCGATGGGTGTTGATGTTGATAAAATGTTAACTAACCAGAGGTTAGTTCAAAGCGGTGATCTTTTAAATAAGATAGTTGAATCTTGTGCTAGATTTCCTGCTGATATGTCTGTCAGAGAGTTGCTTGCTGGCGACTTTAATTATCTTCTTTATTATCTTAGGGGCATAACTCATGGTCCGACTTATGAATTTAGCTCTGAATGTCCGCATTGTAAGACTAAGAACGTTTATGATTTTGATTTAGGTGAACTTAATGAAACCACAAAAGGAGCGAATTCTGACTATCCTGAAGAGCCAATGGCTGTCGTTTTGCCAAAATTGTCAGAGTCTTTTGGAAGAGAAATTTTTGCATTGATAAGACTAATAAGAGTTGATGATATAATGAAGATGTCTCAGCCAGGCAATGACGAAATATTTGACCCAGTTAATCAGAGCAGGGCTAGAATTAGGGCTAAGAAATCTAATAAGACTGAAATAAAAAATAGTAGTGATGATTTATCAAAAATGTATGAAAGCAATATGAAAAACCAAATTGTTGGGTTTGAAATTGATGGTGAAAGATTGACTGATACTAGAAAACACTCTCTTATAGATAAGTTGCACCAACAAGACACATCTGTTATTAGAGAATTTATTGATGATATAAGCCCAGGTATTGATACATCGCTTGAGGTTACGTGCCAGAATAGGGATTGCAGAAAGGAGACCTTAATTTCCCTGCCTTGG